AGGCGGTTATTAATTCATGCGTGCGTTTGCCGAGTGAACACGGAGACTTTAACGATTTATATTTACGACATGGTTTAGAAAAAGTAAAAGCTGAACTGATAGAACATAAATTAGGCATACAAAAATACGCGATTCGTAATCTTATAGGTAAACCAGAACCACAAAAGTTTTTAGTTGAAGGTCTTATTCCTATTGGTAAACCAGGTATTCTTGCCGCAGTGGGTGGTGTAGGTAAATCATTAAGTGTCATACAACTTGCACTTTCTATTTGTTGTGGTGGTAGATGGTGGGGAAAAGATATTGTAGAGCGTGGCAATAGTGTCATATTCTGCGCGGAAGATGATCTAATGGAAATACATAGGCGACTTGACTTGCTCGACCCTAAGGGCAAGCGATTTAACTCCTCTTATGAAGTCTATGTATTTCCTGTCCCAGAACAAAAAGAACCAATGATACTGTTAAGAGAAGAAGGTATTACCCCTATAGCACAAGAGTTAGTAGAAGAATTAAAAGCTATACCAGATTTAAAGTTAGTTTGTTTTGATCCTCTCCAAGCATTTACAACAGGTAATGTATCAAGCAGTAATGAAGCAGGCCAATTATGGGGTAGTTATTGTGCAAACATTAGCGCCAGACTTGGTTGTGCAACGCTTACGATTCATCATCTTAATAAAGGTGCGTTAGCTAATGATAGTGATGATGCTATGAGCCATAGAGCTGAGATTCGTGGTGCAAGTAGTATTACTGACAGCGTGCGGTGGGCGATAGCTATGTGGCTTGCGAGCGTGGAGGATTGTGAAAGGATATGCGAGGAACAGCGAGTGGCTTATGAAAGAATGAGCGTGGTAAAAGCCGCTTTAGTCAAATCTAATTCTGGCAATGTTGACTATACTACCAAGACATTATTTAGAAAGGACGGAGTTTTAGAGCCATTAGAAGAATTACAAAATCCTATGAATTTATATGACCAATTTTAAAAGGAGAAAACTATGAACTGTTGGCATTGTGGAACAAAAGTAATATGGGGTGGCGACCATGATATTGGAGATGAGAACGAAGAATTTGATATCGTCACGAACTTATCATGCCCAAAGTGTGAGGCATTTATTGAGGTCTATTTACCAAAAATTAAAGAAAATGACGACTGATTTGAATAAAATCGTTGGGAACTTTAGGGACATACTAGGGAACGAGAGGGACAAACTATACCCTCAGATGCCCAACACTAGGGTAGGAGATGCCCATATATCCATACATATACATATGTATAGGAGAGCAAACCCCTTGAGGGGGTTTGACTCTCTGGAAAGCGCGCACGCTTGCGCAGGAGAAAGATGAGAAGATTCGGACAAATAGACAAAAACTATTGGTGGATTACAGCGCATGCGAGCGAGCGTGGAGAGAGAACTGCATTAGTTCCAATCACGCTTGCGCGCAAGGAGGGAGATTTCTCGCGTGTGCGTCAATTAATCTGGCATTGGTATCGTAGCGAAGTTGCAGGGAATGAGGAGCTATCCATGACTGCACGCTTTGTTGGTTGGGCATTGTGCGAGCGTTGGCGGTATGAAACTTGGTCCTCGCATGATGCTATTAGTTATTATGCAAAGATGACTGCGGTTAATCGTAAGAGCGTGGGTAAGGCCATTGCAGAACTTAGCGAGGCAGGATTGATATGGATTGTTTTGGAAGGAGAGCCGAAGCGGTTAAAGAAATCTCAGAGCGGTGGGAAGAAACATTTTATTTTGGTTGGTTTAGCTGACTTGGTGCGTGAGTGAGCGTGAGGAGAGCTAGACATACCTGGAGAGGAGTGAAAGGGGGATCATGGTCTATAGATACGCCTAGGCTCTGTAAATTCATTATAAGGGTAAAGCAATGCATTACCTAGTCTTTTTAATTTTAATTTAATAGAAGGGTTGAGGGTGGCTCGTGCGTGCCTGCTTGCGTGGGGTGACTAGCGAGAGACTTTATAGGGGGTTTGTCATCTACGGAGAGTAATGACACTCTCGCTAGTCGTAACTTATTGCTTGCGGTCGATTATTACTATTGCTAATGAGGTGAGTAGTAGCATGAGTGCGAATACTCCAGATAGCGATAATAGTATTTTAATAATCAGTTCAAGCATTAAATATATTTGGTTATGGTTGTATAAACAATTTTATTCTCTTTTAACATTTTTTCAACTTGGTCATTCATGTCGTTTATATTTGGGTTACCTGGCATTTCAAATTCAATTGTTACTTGGGTTATTTGTTTCTTGTCGCGCTTTTTAAAAATACTATCCCAGTTATTTCGTATCTTGTTTATATCTTCTATGCGCCTGCCTGATCCTTTGCCTGTCATTTTTTACTCCTATACTGTATTCATATCGTAAAGTATAAATTCCGCTAGGAAGTTTTAATTTCATCGCGGTCATCATCTTCATTTAAACCATAGTTTCTAGCTACAGTATTTATTTCATCATCAATTAAACCTTTTCTATCTTGATTTAATAATTGGTCAAGTATAGTTTCAAATTGGTTTTCTAGTTGTTCTTGGTTATGTAAGTTGCTCATATTGGATTCCTAAATAAATGAAACAGTGCTTTTAGCTGTTCTTTGGTTAAATGTCTAAGGTGTTGCGGAATATTGTTTCTGTCCATTCTAAGCCTCTACCTTGCCATCTTTTGTTATGTAGGCTATGTGCATATCATTTTCATCGCGAAGCAAATATCCGCCCTCTCCTGTTGCCTTAGAGTATGTCTCGGAAATGTAGGGTAATTGTCCGCCAAATCCTCTGTCTCTATAGTGAGCTGAATATTTACCAAAAGCTATGTTAAATGTTATTTTATTGGTCATTATCATTTCCTTCATAAACCCATTTTATTTCTAAAGTATCTGGTATTCCACTAAAGCAAGGGTTATGCACATATCCGTCCTCTTCATAATATTCAGACCATGAAGCATATACCTTTCCTGTACTGTGGTTAATCTCTGTTCCCTTATAAGGCTCATCATCAAAATGATGTTTAATATCTTCCCAATTTCTTATATGGTGTATTGGTAATAATCCTGCACGACCTATACAAAAATCTTCAACAGATTCTCCACCACTCCATGCCTTAGCAATATCTTCATCGCTATAATCTTCAAGAATCCAAGGTATAAACCAATCGTGTTCTATTTGGATTTTTTCTTTAGTTATTACTTTGCTCATGCTTTTATTCTCCTTGCTCTCGCTAGTTTATTATTATGTTCTTTAACCATGGTTATATCTGGTTGGATATCTTCTAAGATTATCTTTTTAACCTCGCCTATTGTTAGGCCGTTTAGATCTTTAGTTATTATCTGGATATCCCTTGATTTAGGAATCCACGTTTTATGGTATTGTTTGTCCTGGCAATCTAAGTTATAGCACCAGTCAATGACTAAGCCGTTAATGTTTATTGAAAAAATCATCTATTTTTATCCTTAATGATTAGTGCGACTCCATAAAGACAGAAAGCCATGAATATAAGTATTGGTAATGTTTGTAGTTCCATTAGTTAGCCCTCGATAATTGTTCCACTTCTTTTTTTGCCCTGGCTAATTCAATGTCATTCATATTAGAAGCCAAATACTCCGCATGATCTAAAACATCTTGCATTTCTTTTTCTTTGGTTTCGGGTGCGGTTATAAAAAGCATTGATGCAAATTTAAACATGCTTATATCATCACCTTTTTTCATCCACTCCGACATCTTTTCATTAATTAAATCATTCATTATTTTCCCCTTTTGGTTATTAGTTTATATAGTTTTAAGTCTTCCTTGCTCAACATCTTTTCGATGCGTTCCCAATCTTTAGGGCTTCCTACAATTGGTAAGCCTGGATATTTTCTTTTAAGTTTCTTTAACGCGTTTTGATCTTGCTGTGTCATTGTGTAACCGCCTCTAATTTATAAAATCCTAGAGACTTTGTGCAGTCTGTTTGTCCGTGTTTATCAACTGGATATATAGCTAAAAACTTTTCTCCAGTCATGTCATCAGTAAATAGATTTATATCTATAGTTTTATTTGGGTGTATACCTTTAACGTCTTTGTATTCGCTTTCAGCGTTAAATATTCCCCATGAGTCGCCTGGATATATATTCTCCATTATTTACCCCTTATTAATTTTAATTTATGCCCTTGTTGTTCTAGGCGTTTATATTTATCTTGCATGGTTGCAAGGCATGAACCCTTAAAGGCTGTCCAACCTTTAAGAGTTCCGTTATTTATTATTATCTGGTATTTCATTACGCTACCTTTAACTGGTTTATATAATCCCAGACGATTTCCTCGCCTATGATGTATACATACATATTGACGATAGCTTCTGGACTTGCAAAGTCTGTCATAACTTCGCCGAAGTTAAACATCTCATATTCTTTTATAAAGTCAATAATATTAAAGGCTTGGTCTCCTAGCCATTGAGTAGCTTTGTAAGTTCCTATGATGTAATAATCAGTATTAAAGATTTCATGATGCAAATCATCTGTATTAGTTAGAATCCATTTTTTATCATAATCATTAATAGAATCATTAAAGTATTCTTTTATTTCTTGTTTTTTATAGTTCATTATTTACCCCCTGTAAATTGTTTAGCTAAGTCAGACTCACAACCTTTGTGAAAAGGTATAGCCTGTATTCTTACATTAGAGCATCCCTCTGATTCGTAAAGGTCTGCTATTCTGTCCGCCATTTCTTTATTAGTAATGACTTGGCCCATGCACTCTGTCTGCAAAATACTTTCTTGTAAATATTCTGGCTTGTTCTTGTCCTTTGGTCTTACACCCCAGATTACATATTCGTTATATTGGTTACTCATAGTTTTTTTCTCCGTAAATGCTAGATAATTAAATCTAGTAATTATTAATATACTCTATCATACGCATATGTCAACACTTTAACGTATAAAAATATAATTAATTTAATAAATAGTATAAAAAGGGGATAAAAAAATCATAAACACACTATAATTAAACGGATTATGGGTAAGATGCCAAGCGGAAAGCCAGGACGCAAAAAGATTATTATTGATGCTGAACAAGTAGAGATGTTAGCATCTCAAGGCTTGGGAATCATGGATATATGTAGAACACTTGGTATTGGATGGGATACATTCAACAAGAACAGAAAAAGAAAAAAGGAAATCTCGGACGCATTAGAGAGAGGAAAAGCAAAAGGAATGAAAGTAGCAACATTCAAATTAATGGAACAAATACACGACGGCAACTTTCAAGCAATACAATTTTATTTAAAGAATAGATCTCCAGATGAATGGAGCGACCGCCAAGAAGTAAAACATACTCTTAATATTAAAGACGCACTCACGCACGCAAGCGCCAGAATAATCC